AAAACCGCCAGCAAACGCCAGCGGTGAGTGTAATTAAATTTTGAATCTTTCTATTTTATTTTGCTGTAATGAGCCCGTCAGGCTCTACGTTGAATGCTTCTTTTTCAGCCATGCGACCGTCAGGAAGCAGCAAGTACCAGCCATTGTTGTATTTAACAAAACAATCTGACTTCATGTCGCCGTTTTGACCATCCAAGTAATACCACTTGTCGTAGTATTTCACCCAGCCGGTTTGCATTGATCCATCACGGTTGAAGTAATACCATTTATTGTTGATTTTCCTCCAGCTCGTCACCATGTATCCATCTTCTTCAAAGTAGTACCATTTTCCGTCTGTGTGGAATACCCAGTCAGATTTCACGCAATATCCTTCGGCATTGAAGTAGAACCATGATTTGTTTTCCTCGATGTACTCAAATTCACTCTTAGGATAAGAGCCGTTTGCTCGAGCGTACCAATCACCTTTATCATCCGACTGCCAGCCTTTTTTAGGTTTTTCAGGCTGAGCGTTTGGATTGGTCAAGCGGTAAATGTAATAGTAAGGGCGTCCAGCATATAGCCAGATGTCATCATGGTCATTGACTGAAATCCCATCATAGCGATAATTACAATGAATAATGTTATCCTCATCAATAAAAATTCCTGTATGTCCACCAGCACCAGCTGAGGCTCCTTTGCGTCCCCAGATAAAGACATCTCCTCTCTGAGCGTCCCATGGCGTATTCTCTGAGATAAGAGTGTAGCCGTTGTTAATCAGCCATTGGTGCTCATACTCTGTATTGACAGCCCATCCAGCAGATGAAGCTCCAGCGCTTCTTAACGCATAATAGACTGAACTTGAGCAATCGTAAGAATCCGGACCGTCACGATCTTCCATACTATAAGACACTTGTCCTTGTCTTGCTCGCATCCATGCAATAGCATTTTCAATATTAATTGTCATTTATATTTTTCCTTTCATTTCAAGGTAGTGTTGTAGGCCAAGGTTCACTCGTAAGATACGAAATAGAACTTACTCGAATATCGCCAATATCTCTATCGGTCGGCACTGGATCAGTGAATTGGAAGCGCAACATATTGCTATCTCCAACACCACCTAAATACCATGTGCCATAAGGTGTACCCTTGTCATTGTAAATCCCACCAATCAAGCTAAACTCCGAACGGAAACCAACAGGAACTCCACCTAGTCCTAAAATAAAGCAATTACGCTCACGGTCAGATGGCTGGATAGAGTACCCAGCGCCACCACGCCTTACGATACCAAACCAACCCCACGACAACCCGCCGAATTGATACATGACGGTATCATTCTTTCTGCGTACTTTAAGATAAGATGCGCCTAGTTTTGAAACAATATTCAGCGTTCGCCAGCCAGTATCACCAGTCAAGACTTCCCAGCCTTGATTGTGGTTTCCGGTTCGCTTTATCCACTTCAAAGCGCCATTTGTAACAGCCGTATCAACGTATGTCGTGCCGACTGGAGCAATAACCTTGCCGTTTGGCATACCAGTTCCGTGAATTTCATATTGATTGACTTGTCCGCTTGCATTTGCACTTGATGGTAAGATAATACTTCCACCGCCGTCGGAAAGTGACACGATGTTTCCATTGATGCTGATTCTCTGAGGGATACCAACACCGTCACGACCGTCAGCGCCTTTGGGACCAGTAAGTCCGATAGGACCTTGAGGTCCGACTGGTCCAGGTAAGCCAGTAGGTCCTTGTTCCCCTCGTTCTCCACGAGGTCCTGGCTCTCCATCTCGCCCACGCTCGCCTTGTAGCCCTTGCAATCCTTGAGGACCTTGTAACCCGTCTGCCCCTCTTGGTCCAGTTTCACCTGTTGCACCTTGTGGACCACGTTCACCTTGAGGGCCGATAGGACCAGGTTCTCCCTTGTCGCCTTTTGGACCTTGAGAGAGAGCAACGTTCTGCAACTCTAGCTTGGTTGCAAACTGACTTGTGTCAATGTTAGGCTTGTTCTCTAAAGCCACTACACGCTCTACAAGTGGCTTGTCATTATAGATAGTGTCATTATCAGGCTTGGTCTTTAAGGCTTCGATATCGGCTGAAATATGGCTTATTTCACTACGTAGATTGCTGTCGTCATAAGTGCCACCTTGCTCTTTGATTTTTGCAAAAAGTTCGTCCAATTCTTGCTTGGTCACAATGTCATTGACGTTAACAATTCGCCCTGATTCACGTTCAATAAGTGGTGTTTTAACTGCTTTATCAATTTCACTCACATGAACATTGAATAAGAAGCTATATACATCTGCTGACTGCTCTACCTTTTCAAAGTAGATATAGCCAATAACAGACTCATCTGTCGTGATCAACGATGTGTCGAATTGAACTGTAAACGAATTATCTACGATTGCTGCGTCTACTTCCTGGTATCGTTTAGTGGACTTGAAGTAGAATAAGCAGATAACCTTAGTAGCGGTCAATTCATCGAGTGTAAACTTGAATTCAGCGATACCTTTATCTTTGCTATAAAATTCTTGATAAAGCCTATCTACATCTCGATTGTTAGTTGAAATGGTTAATTTTTTTTCAATAACCTTTTTCAAGCGCTACCTCCTTTCTTCAAAAAGAAAGAGAACCCAAAAGGGTTCTCTGATTTATTTTTCAGACCAAGCATCGTTCATCTGCTTGACCGCAGATTCAACGAATGTGTCCAAGTCTTTGTCAGTCATTCCGATATTGTATTTGTTAAGTTCTGCCCGAATTTTGATTCGAGCTTGTTCAAGCTTCTCTTCACCTTTATAGCTGGTCTCAGCTGATACTTGCTCAACTGCGTTGACCGCATTCTTAGCCAAGATTTCGACAATCTTGACTGTCTGTTCGCCACCTTTTTTTACCAGGTATTCCTTGATTGATTTTACTGCGATTCCAGTCGAGATGACCAGAATACTAATTGCTGCATTGATGATGATTTCATTGATTTGTTGCATTTGTATGTTCCTCCGAAATTTCTAAATTTAAGTACTTGTTAAACAAGGCATCAATTCGCCCGTTGCCACCTAATTTCTTATAGCTAGAGTGCATCTTATGAATAATATCAGACTCATGCACTGTTGTATATCCACGTTTTAGAGCAGCAGTGATGTCCCGTTCTAACCGTAGATACATTGTGGCTAAATGCGCTTCATCGTGAATTGCCAATTTATTATTGATCTCAATAATATTCTTTTGATTATCTTCACCAATAACGTGGATAGTGTTCAACTCAGTCTTCAATTCCTTGAATTGTTCCTTGTTTAAATTCCCAGCTTTACTAGCGCGCATACCAAACCAGCCAGTAGCGACAACTCCGATTGTAGGAGCTAGCTGAGTGATCGCATGTATCATCTTCTCGATTATTTCAACCCATGTCATACCATCTCCTTAGATGCTATCAGCTTTTGGTGTAATCCAGCGCCATACTGCAAGCACTCCATTTCGTGACAAGTCACCTTCGAGGTCTTTGATAGATTGGCCAGTGTATTCAAATTCACGGTTGATTTGAACGATAACGTTATTACCTTCACCGTTTTTCTCAACGTATTCAGGGTCTGTAATTGTAACCAAGTCATCTTCAAAGTATGTTGTTCCTACTTTCATTGCAGGCAATAGGCTCACAAGGTCTTTATAGACTGTTCCGTAAGTAATATTTTCGCTCATGACTGAATTGACAACCATGACTTTAATCATACGTTGAGTGATTGTGTTAGCTTCTTGTTGTGCTTTGATAAGTTTTTGCAACTCATCTTGCTTAGTCTTGGTGGATTCCAATTCTTGTTGAGTCTTAACGATTGCATTTGCTGGATCCAATTCAGATTTCACCATGTCCAACACCGCTTGGATAAGTACATCTTCTTGGTCTTGTGTGCGATCACCAGCCAATT